TGAGGGATTTCTGTGTGGTCAAAAGCTGAACACACTGTCTAAAAAAATACTGGTCAGTAATAATTTATACTAAGGAGTAATAAATGTACAAACACCTGTACTTTGTAAAATGTGACGACTGTCTTATTGAGTACAACTCAGAAGACGTTAACGTATTAAAAATAACCCACACCGCTGTAGGTGATAAGATTGCAGAATTCGTCTGCACACTCTGCCAAGAAACAACTGAATCACTAATCACTGAGGTATAATATGAAAACCATCACAAGACGCACTTCAAAGACAGCCTTTCAGCCATTCGAATTAACCATCTCCGTAGAAACCCAAGAACAATTCTTCGATATGATGTCATTATTCTCGTTCTACACCAACATAGCAGACGTCACCCATACAACCAACCCAGAGGTACATAAACGTATGACATTAATATGTATGTCCATCTATGACGCACTTGAAGCAGAGGATCAGTACTAATATGGAAGTCTCTAAATGCTCAGATTATCCCACAATCTTCCAGCCTTACACTCTACGAATCAGCGTAAGTAATCTCGAAGAACATAACATGTTAGCTTCTATCTTCATGAATGCTGAAGTAATAGCTAAAACCTTAGGATACCAAGGTTACAACCAATATGATGAACTAGTCAAGTTCATTGATACAATCGGCAATCACATAGAGGAATAATATGATCATCTCCAAACAAACCCAAGTTGAATACACTATTGTCATGTCTGAAGACGACGCATTAGTACTTTTGAACGGCTTAGGCAAGCTCGACTACCATGAGTTATCCAGACTAACAGACAACCTTGAATTTGGCTCTGTGATGCATAAACTATATGACGTCCTTGTTAGTAAAATCAAACGAGGTTCAATCCTTAAAGATGAATCGTAAAAGAAAGATATTATCTATGTCAAATGCAAGAGAAATATATGATGACCTTATCCTTAGAATCAAATCAAAAGTAAAGTCTGAAATATCCGTAGTCTTTGATGATACAACAGGTATCCAAAAGGCATTTCTTAAAGGCAAACTATTATGGACAAAGAAAGTGAGATTAGATAAATGACTAGATTTGAACACACAGGTAAAAAGCCTAATTGGATCTTAGTTGATGATCAATTTTGTACAGAATTCGGTGAAACTGTAGCTGACTGTATTGAAAGATACAAAGAATCTATGGATGAACATGTTGACATCTCAAGTCTGACCTTCTATGCACTTGAAAAACCATACATTGTCGAAGTCTTTTACGCACTAAAGGAGAAAAACCCAACAGAATCATAGACTTATTTAGCTGGAACCTAATAGGATACTGTCCCTTAGATAGTTAATAATATATATTAATAAAGTATATTATTAAGAGTAATAAAAAAAGAGAACATCAATAGGTAATATACCTAATGACATTCTCTTATAGACTTACTTGTAAGACTATCCCTGATGACATTCTCTTAAGACTTACTATCTAGACCTTCTTCTGAGATAATCCTCTGAAGTTCTTCATCTGAGAGGTCTGCTGTACGGGTTGTAGTAGTCTGATCAATCCTCTGTAGTTTAGGTTGTTCATACTCTGCTACCATGTTAGCATACCTAGCAGCATCTTCAAAGTTATCTTGTTGAAGGGCTTGATGCATAGCCATTCTAAGGACATCGAGAGATGATAGTTGAGGTAAGTCTTTCATTACTTCTTGAAAGTTCTTAGCATTCAACTTAAACTCTTCTCTGATCTGCTTATTCAACATTCTTGATTGAGTAGCTTTTTTCTGATTCTCTCTAGCTGTCTCTGAGGTTATTAACTTCAGGTTAGCCAGTGAGTTAATGTTACGGGCTTTACCACCTGATGACATAACTGTTCTCCTTGTTTGTTACTAATAATACACAATATCTATTAGGAACCGACTAGCGAGAAGTATACTTGAAACTTAAATCCATAGGAAAATATCATGACACAAGCAACATCCACACCTAACATCATCATCAAAGACGTAGCCTTATTCTGGGCTAAATTAGACAAACCTGTCTCTCCCTTTGGTGTTGATCAATATGAACTGCAGATTCAAGGTGACAAAAAACGTGAGAAAGAGTTCTCTCAGTTCGGTAAAGTTAAAGCCATTGAAGGCGGTAAAATCTCTGTTAATCTTAAAAAGAAAGCTTTTAAGAAAGATGGTACTGATGCCGCTAAAGTTCGTGTAGTTGACTCTGGTAAGAAAGAACTTGATCCAACATTGATTGGTAATGGTTCTATCGGTAATGTTATGGTGTATTGCTCACCATACGAAATCAAGTTACCTAACGGTAAAGTAAGTAAGTCTGGTATCTCCACAATGCTTATCGCTGTGCAAGTTACTGATCTTGTTCGTTATGAACGTAAGTCTGAGAACTTTGTTGACTTCGATGTTGAAGGTGCCTCTGTTGACACTGATCAATCTGAAGAAGCAATGTTCTAAATCTATAATTATCCCTTGTGATAGTCTCTAACGAGTCTGTCATGAGGGATTTTTATTTAAAATTATATATGACAATAATCGATAAATCATGTTTTGAAAGAGGTTGTGCTTGTTATGATAACCGTGATGGATATGATACTGTTGAAGTAATCAGGCGTAAATGGATTGGTCTTAATCAAACAACCAAACCTGATATCCGACACCAAACTGAAGCTTTCTTCGCTGGTGTACAATGGGCAGAAACTAGACTTAAAGAACTTAACACTTAACAACTTGAAAGATATAAAATGAAACTCAATAAAACACAACGTGACTATGCTGTAGGTCGTCTCTCTGATAAAATCGCTCAAAAGCGTAATGCAGAAACTCCTGACTTTATCTCATCTAAAAAGACAGACATGAAAGAAATCTACAAAATGCTGACAAATGCAGGTGTTAAACTTGTTGATGAAACTACGTTCGTAAACTCATGGGGTGTACGTAGTATCGGTGAAATGCTCATTTTCCCTGTTGACTTTGATAAAGAATTTGAAGAAAACCAACGTGTTCGTGATGAAATCCGTGTTAAATATGAGGCTATCCAACAAGAATTCCTCGATAAACTCTACCTGTGTGATGAAGCACAAGAAGCTCTCGACTTAATCAACTCAATCTAAAGGAAATACATATGTTAGAACTCAATCCATTCTTTGCTACAACTCTCAAATTTGAAGTAACTCAAGTTGAAAAAGCTCCTGAGAACAGCTATGATGTTAAGTCTTGGGAACAAGGTCGTGGCATATACCACTGCAAGACATCTGATAACTTGTTCTTTGTAGGTAAATACTCTGTAGACAACATCTATAGCGTAACTGATAAAGGCTTCTTCAAAATTGTTGACAATGAATATGAATCACCCAAAGTTGAAGAAAGATTGTTCCTTAAAGCAATTGCTGCTGCTAATGGTCACAACCTATGAAACCTGATGGCTTTAATTTAGAGCAATCTATCTTAGAGTGTTGGCAAGTATGCGAAGATCTAAAAACAGGTAAAATGGATCAACAAGTACTTGCCAAATACTATGAAGTTAAGTTTAATCAACTATGGGAAATCTTTGAGGAATTAACACATGACAGATACTTTACTTCTTCTACCAGAACGACACCGACACCTAATTCGTTCAACAATGAAACATCTTCTTCATGAACGTGAAGCTGATCTAGCCTTCTGTAATGATATGATAACAATGCACTGGAATTGTTCTAACAAAGACAAACCAGAAAGCAAAAGAGCCTTCAAAAACCTTAACCATTACAAAGATTACAAACGTAAACTTCGTAAAGAACTAACCACAATCCGTTCAATTCTACAGGTAATGAAATGAAATATCACCATTGGTACTATACTGATAATGCAGACTTTGAATGCACTATTGAAGCTGAGAAAGGTAGTTTATGTCAAATCCGTGATGAAAAAGGAGGTTATGAACCTGACTATGCAGATGAAATCTACGTTGTTGAAGTTAAGCACAAAGATACTGATATCATTGATGTTATCCATCCAGATGTACTACGTGATATCGTATCTCAATTCGTTGAAGTAAATTCCTCACTCTGAAAGCCTATATGCAAAATCCATTATCCGAGTATCGTAGTAACCTGTTTGCTACACATGATAGCCTTGATGAATCCTTCTCATACCTAAACAGTGTGATGGCAGGTGTATCAAATAATGATCGTGCAGGTGTTGACGTAGCTGTTCGTTGTATGATTAACACAATTGCAAAACAAATTGATGATGTATATCATCCAGACAAGTTCCAGTCTATCGAGTCTGTTGTTACTAAATACCTTGATGACGTACTTGCAGTACGTGTTGAAGAAATCGTAAATGAACGTGTCAGTGCGGCTATTGACCAATATATGTCAGATGAATTTGATATCACTGACTATGATCATAACATTGACTGGGATGATCGTATTAGCTCTAACCTTGACAGAGATGTTCTCAGAGAAATTGTTGAAGAAACAATCAAAGACAACATCACATTCGAGGTACGTGTATCGTGAACCAACCAGAGTCTAACGGCTACTTTGTCTTCGTAAAGCAAAGTTATGATAGAGCCTACTATTGTGTAGCAGGTCGTGATATCAAGCTTGAAGACGCTGTATGCTATCTATTCCAAAATGAAGCGGCTAATATATGTACTCAAAAGAACATAAGGTTAAATGATGAACTCCGTCAAAAAGAAACGCTCAATGAATCCGGAAGTACTAGCTAAGGGCAAAGCGGCTCTTGAACAGTGGCGTAAAGAAAAAGCCTATGCTGTAAAGAAAGGTGGTAAATTCCTTGAAGCATGGACTGAAGAACAAGAGTTAAAGAAAGCTCAAAAACGTACTTCACCAATGCAAGCAATCAAAAACTTTTGTAATGACTGTGTAGGAGGTATTCGTACAGATATAACCAACTGTACTGCTAAACAATGTTCTCTGTATATCTATCGACCATACCAAAAAGGTGAAGAGTAATGAATGAATACTGCTTTCAAATTAGTGCTACCCGTACAATCTGGGTATGTGCTATTGATGAAGAAGAAGCTGAATCTAAGGTCTATGAAGAAGTCGGCTATGATCCCGGTGAAATGGAACTCGTTGACGTTAACTTTGATATCTAACTATGATAGCATACAAACTGTTTCGTAAACGTAAAGACGGTACCTATGGCCCACTGTTTATTAATCGTAAGCAAAAGTTAATGACTGATGTCTGGTACTTCGCTGAAGATCATAAAACAAAAGGCTATGCACATCGTCCAGGATGGCATGCATGTGCTGAACCACTTGCACCACACCTATCTAAAAAAGATCGTGTATGGTGTAAAGTAAAGATCAATGATCTTGTACGTCACCAAAGACCTGAGTCTCAAGGAGGTCTATGGTTCACAGCAAATGTTCTTAAAATTATAGAGGAACTATGAGTTCAACACTAATAGCAATCATAGGTGTAGTATACTTAGGAGTCTGCATAGATCTATTCCTTAAAGGAAGCTTAGGTCTAAGCATTGCATTCTTAGGTTATGCTATCGGTAACGTAGGTTTATACTTAGAAACAGTAACTAAATGAAACGTAGAACAATCTATCTTGCAGGTCCAATGGAACATGTGTCTGCTGAAGAAGCTAAAGGTTGGCGATCAACAGCAACGCACCTGTTAGCTCACTCAACTAACATACTTAATCCATGCAGACGTATTCATTCATTTCAAACTAAATATATGAAACGTATATTTGAACTTGATCTGCGTGATATCCGTGAATCTGACTTAATATTAGCAAACTTAAATGATCCTACTGTACCCAAACACGGTACTGCTATGGAAGTATTCTATGCTGCTTATGTGTTACAAATCCCTGTTGTAGCGTTTAAAGAAGACAATACAACAATTCATCCTTTCTTCGAATCCCTTGTAACTGAATGGAGGTCATCTGTGGATAAAGCTTGTGATACAATTCTTGCGGAGTATTTATAATGATAATTGTAACAATTGCAACTGTCTGGGCTATTGTAACTTTAATTGCAATGCTCTACGGAGTTATTGAACCTGTATTGAACAGAAAAGATAACCAAGAACGTTTTAACAAATACAAATAATATGCCATACATCACTGAAGAAGCCCGTCAATCACCACACATGCTCAAGTATGAACCACACTGTGCAGGTGAATTAAACTTTCTAATCACAACGTTCATTCGTGACTACTACAACAAAAGTCCATCATATCAATCTGTCAACGATGTTGTTGGCGCACTTGAAGGAGCTAAACTCGAGTTCTATCGCAGAGTTGCAGCCCCTTATGAAGATACTAAAATCATTCTAAACGGAGATGTATACTAATGCTTAAAACAAATGTAGATAACAAACGCTTCGATGAAATCATAGCGTCATGGGATAATGAAGACTTCTTTGACATTCAATCTAAAAAGTTGCTTGAAAAAGAACGTGAAGAAATAAACAAAGGTTGGTCTGAAGTATTCGGAAAAGAATACAACAAGGAAATTGATATGTATGAAAATAAAGATGCTATTAATCCTCCACACTACAAAAATGTAGCCGCAGGTAAACAATACATGGAACTCATGGTTGACATGCTTGAAGGTAAGTCAGGTGTTGAAGCTCACTTGTTCGGTCAAGTGTATAAATACCTGATGCGTTGTGGTAATAAAGACCAAGAAGTCCAAGAGTTAAATAAAGCTCTGTGGTATCTGCAAGCACTCATCAAGTTTAAAACTGAAGGTAAAGTTCTCTAATGAACCATATCAAAACGGTCAAACGTTTTGTCGCTGGAAGTCATAAGTTCTTCGACATCTATGGATGTACCGTAGATGAAGTTGATACTTATACTTCTAGTACTGGCAAAGCAATGGTCAAGGTGTCCATTGAAGGTAAAGAGTATAATGGTCTTCACAACAAATGGGTCTATGAATATCTCTGTGCTAACGAAGGGCAACCCTCTTTTGTAGTCTTCTGGAAAGCCCCTAAAGGTGATCCTATGGTAGCCTACGTTAAAGAGATCTGGCAGAACCACATCGATGGAACTCCTCAAGAAACTGTATACTTAGCATCTGATGAAGAAGCTCACATACAAGAAGGTGAATCGTTCTTATACATGTGGATCAACAAAGACACCGATAAGAAATATATCGGTAAACATCGTGGTAAACCTGATGACGGATATGTGTGTTCATCTGAAAGCTTCATGGCTGAATACAATGAATGTCCATCAAGATTTATCCGAACTATACTAGCTTATGGTACTGATCAAGAGATGCTAGAGCTAGAAACCATCTTGCTGTTACAACTAAAGACTCGTATGAGTCCTATGTACTTTAATCTGTCTGACAACCTAAACAGGAGTAATTAATGGCGGCTAAACCCAATGCTACAAAGCATGACTTCACTATTAAATTAGGTGGTCAAAACTATGAGATTCAAATTAGCCCTAGTACTAACTATGGTTGGTTTGAACATAATGAGCTTGGTGACGAATCAGGAGGAGGTCTTTGGTTTGATCGTGGAATGTTCTTAATTGACTATGATGGTGTGTATGAACTGCCTTCAGAAGTTAAAGATACATTAATTAGGTTTGGTTATATTGACCCACTAGAGGTAGAACAATGGTAATTAATATTGATGATGAAATAGCTGATCAAATTGTTTGTGAAAATATTAAAAGATCTTATGAAATATTATCTGATCCTAAATTCTCTGAAGGGATGTATAGCCTTGACGTATACGAAAACTATATGAGAATTCATTTTCTTAAAGAAGCTATGAAAAGAGTCTACGAGTACTACAGTAATGATACTCTTGAATAAAATCAACACAACCACAGTCGGTACCTTATAGATACACACGGAGAACTTATGCAAAAGATTGTAGTGACTTGCTGTTTTGAAATCAACCATGATCCTGATACTATGGCTGATGTAGAAACTATTATCCATCAACTGGTAAGAGAGGATTTCTTAGACAACTATAATGGTGAACAATTCTATATTGTACAGGAAGAAGTAATCAATGAATCCTGATAAAGCGTATACAATGTATACAACAGCTGAAGAATGTAATGAGGTCTCTCAAAACATTATGAAGATACTTAGGTTTGGTCTTGATACTGTCTACCCAGCTGATGGTAAAGAAAGTAATCGGGATAAACTTGAGGAAGAAATGGGTCAGTTAATGTTTTGTCTTAATCATTTAATATCTGATTTAGATTTAAATGAAGACAACATTATGAATGCTTATAACCAAAAAGCTAACACATGGTTAAAATGGAAAGCCTATTATGTTAATTGATACAGCACAAGAAGGTGTAGTACGAGTTACTATTGACTTCTTTACTCCACTGACAGATGAACTTGAGTATAAGTTACACTATATTCTAGATAGTATAGCTGAACTTGAGTATGACTATGATAGGGAAATAGAAAATGAAATCGCAAAGTGATTGGGATTTATTCTACATGCGTATTGCTAACTTAATATCTCAGCAATCGTATGCAGAAGATCGTAAGGTTGGTGCTATCATTGTCAAAGATGATAACATCATTTCATTCTCATACAACGGTACACCAAGAGGAACAAACAATGATACCCAAGTACATGAGGTTCTCCATGCAGAGGCTCAAGCAATTGCCAAAGTATCCCGTTCTAGTCAATCTACTCTGGGTGCTACTCTCTATAGCACTCTTTCCCCTTGTATTGATTGCGCTAAGCTTGTCTATGCTGTTGGGATTCATCGAGTGGTTTTTAGAGATAATTATAAATGCCTTAGAGGAATTGAGTTCTTAAAGTCTCAAGGTGTTATAGTTAATAACACACAACTTCACGAAGCATTCATTGATCCAATGTTGCTGATTAACACAGGACTATACAACAATGACTGAAACAACAGCACTACTTGCAATTAGTTTAGTAGCTTTAGGTGCATATAACTGGCATCTTCATACGATCATTCAAAGTCTTAACGATCAAGTCGATAACTTCCTTGAAATGGTCATGGAAATGGCTAAAGAACTACAAGAACTTGGGTCACCTAATGTAAAGGTAGTTGATGACAAAACCAAAGAAAACCTATGATAGACCTAAAAATATCCGTGTAACAGTAGCTTGTTTACCTGATGCTGAAAAAGACGTAAGGCAAATGTTCTTTGATTGTCTTAATGATTACAGCAAACGTTTCAAGGTACCTATCACGGATAAAAAGTTTGTAGTACATATCTGTTTAATTGAATATGAAGAAAACTGTAATGAACAGGGATTAACTATATACAATGATGCGGATAGACGTATTCTAATTCAATTAAGAGATCCACTCTTAAATGATTGGGGTCCAAACCACTTTGTC